CGGCCGGGGCCCCTGGGGCTTCATAACCCGTGTAGCCGTAAGTTCCTGTGCGAGACGTAACAGGTTCACGAACGACGGGAGCGCCAGATACCACAGACCCTCTTGACGGGGCGGGGGAAGCCGCGCCTGTGCTACCCCGCATTGCGGTTAGGGCCCCCGGCCTATATGCTGGCTGAAATCTCACAGCTCTATCATCAACCATTGTTTAACCTCGTCTCATAGCGTTAGCGCTACCGTAAGCGCCTTTAGTGTTATCTTGAATCCATTTTAAATAAACTTGTTTCTTCAGACGATTACGCGCCTCCCGGTCAATATAACCACTAGGGTCAACCGGACCAGACGTTGCAGCTGAACTTGCGTTAGGGCCGTAACGTTTAACGCCGGCAGCATAAGAGTTGAAACCCGGTTGCCCGGAACCCGTCATGGGCATAGTCTCCCCTTATCTTGTTAAGCGTTATTTATTATCATACAAGAAACTATTGAATAATGTCAGAAATACCACGTTTTAGCACAGCATGGATACTGAAAGCAACAACTCTTACAGGACCAGTAGCCGTTGTTCCATCGGTTGACAGCCTCACTTCGAACGATGCGCGCCTAAACCGCATGTCTCTTTGAAAAGTAACGTTAACCCTGTACGGGAGCAACGCGGGATACACCACATGGGTTTGCACGTCGGGGCTTTTAACAATAGGGAAATCCCATGTGCCCAGCGCTAACTGGTCAAACGTATAACCCGCAAGGTCGTCCCACGAAACAATTAGTGACGTGAACTGGATAGGCGAAACAACACCGTACACGTCACGTGCCGTATAAACGTCTGCCGACCAGTAAAACAAGCGTTTCCACAAATCCGGGATATCGAAATCGAATGCTTTTGTTTCCGCTAAACATTCTATTTCTTCAGTATTGCTGACAAGGTATGCGTCAACAAGTTGATACATTTTTTGTTTATTTGCCGTGTTAACACCCGTAATCCCAATGACCGTGTCCGGCGTTAAAGCGTCTTGTTTACGGGGCTTTAGCACCCCCCACGCAAATTCTGTGCTGGGCGACGACCATTGAGACCATGCACCTGTTTCTAAATCTAGGGCGTAAGTGCCTCCACCGAACCATACGACAGCACGTCGCCCAAACACTGTTAAAGCAGATTTAATGCTGAGTACGGCGGTAGATTTTGTTTGCACAAAACTTAGGCGACTAATGTCGTTAAGTGGGTAAAACTGGTACGAAACAAAACGGTACAACCGACCGTTGTTAAGAACCAGGTAAGAAAACTCGTATTCGCCAACACTATATTTGTTGTCAGCCCCCACCGTGTTGTCTAGCAAATCTAGTGAGCCGTCGATGGGTGCGGACTGGTATTTAAAATAGTATGTGCTTTTGGTGCGGAAAATAAAAAGTTCGTTTGCGGCGGAAACTATTTTAGTGATAAACTGTCCGTCACCTTTTGAAACATCAAAATAGTTGTCGGGTTCCCAGTCGTTGATACTTGTTGCGCCCGGGCCCACCGTGGTAATGTTGGAAAAGTGTATGCGGCCTCGCTCGTGCCCCGAAACCCGCGAAATCATAAAAAACCGGGCTTTATATAGAACGATTTGTTCGCCTCGAGGCATTGCGTTGGCACCGGCAGCTAGGGATGTGAAAGTGGTGCCGTTCCAGTAGCCCCCAGATTGGGTGCTAGAACATAGGTAAAGGTTGCCGCCCCACTGTGCAGCGCCAGTTGCTGCAAAGGTTGCTATTGCTGAAGTGTACGTATTTGTGTCCAAATTGTACAAATAGGTGTTGCCGTTACATGCAACAACAGCGTAACTAACCTCAACGGGGTCCGTATAAAAACCAAGAATGTCAATAGGTTGGTTTACCACTGGCGCTAACGCCAACTGTGTGATAGGTGGGCGTGACACAAGGGAGCCGTTAGCGTCAAGCTCAAAATTTATGAGACGGTGCAGTTCTTCATTATCAATAGTGGTAATGTCGGAAACGTTGTTCAGTCCGCCACTAAAAGTTTGAACAGTTATTCGTTCGCTGCGTGAACCCGTTACTTGACTTTCCGCCATTACAGGTCCTCAATCCGCACCGTAACCGAAGGATAAGTGCTCATTTGAACAACGTTTTCCTGATTTTCTAACAGGGTCATAGCGTTAACATACTCTTGCTGCTTGTACGACGCTGCTTCCCAGTTCTCATCCAACTGGTATGCCCGCGCCAAAACAAGGTCAACCACACGCTGGAAATAACGGTTGGGCACACTTAAAGTGTTTGTGAGCACCGTTAAATCTGTGGGTTGTTCCACATAGTACATTCTCAAACCATTAGTAATGTTTTTGTTAGGTTTTGGAAAAATGTACACTTGGCCAGCGCGTTCGTACCAGATTGTGGGGATGCCTTCAGGCGACCCCGACTCTGGCAGGTTGCTAAGGATATAACTTTGCGCTTCCTGAAAACTGTACGGCTCAAGGGGGACGCCGTCGTAATGCAAAGCCTCAATATATTGGATATTTTGCGTGGGGTAAGTGTATAAATCTTGGCCTTTAATAACGTTTGTCTGGCTAGTTTCTTTAAGCAACGGGTTTTGGCTAACAATGTCCTGCTGCGCAAGATTAATCCAACCGAGGATATCAAAATCGTTTATTTGACGCCCGTCAGGGTCACCAAATTGTCTTTTTACCGCATCGGCAACTTGCGTGCCTGTACGGGTGAAAATTTCTGCGGGCATGTTTTAGCTCCAACGTTTTTTATTAAGCTCGTATTTCATTCTCTCACGTTTTTCTTCTAAATCATCTGCGCGTCTGCGTTCCTCCAAAATATGGCGGGCATGCGTCAACGCATCAAACTTGTCAAGTTTTTTGCCAAACCGGTGCGTGTCCCACTCCCACACTTGGGCGATAATACGTTCGTCCAACATTGACTCCGAATAGTTTTTAATAATATATTCAGGTAGCCCCATGGGTTTATGTATTACCACAAAAGGTTTATCTGGCGCTTCTTTAATCCACGGGTGCTCTGGTGGCAGTTTCTCTAGAAACAATTCATGATTGTAGTCGTTGAGGATTTGCGCAACAATGCGACCTTTTTCGGGTAAGTCCAAGTTTTTAAATAAAGTAACCATAACGTATAGGGTACAAGAAAAACCCCCCGCCAGGGTGGATGGCGGGGGGTTTTCGTATGGTTGTCGCATTGGACAACACGGAGGGGAAAGGTTTAGACCTCCGCGATACCGTACAGCTTACCATGAGCGTTGCGCCTGTAGGTAGTCAACTCCGAGTAGTTACGCATTTCGGCAATGAAGCCGTCGTAACCCGGAATCTTCTGCCAAGTGGCACCCTGCTCGTCAATCCACTCCCAACCAACGTTCGTGTTGAGAGCGAGTTCCTTGTCGTTCGGGAACCATGCGACACCTGCTGGTGCGTCAAAGTCCGTCATCATGGGGATGTCACCGTAAGGCGTGGTGAAGGAAAGTCCTCCACTGACACCACCATTCATGTCAGGCTTGTTTACAAACTGACGCATTCCCTCAAGAGCGTTCCAGTACGCACGGTACACACCAGGGGTGGTGATGATACGCGTGGGCTTGGAACCCTTGCGGCGCACGTTCTGAACAACATTGTCGAGGTCCAACTCTGTTAGCACACCCGCACCGCTGGCGGTAGTAAGAACAGTAGAAGCCCAGTCGGGGTGAACCGTTGGGTCGATGTTGTACAGGGTTCCCGTGTTGTTAATAATGGCCTTAAAACCGGTCCATTCTTTCTTCCACGAGTTCGTGCCACCAGCGGCAGTGCGCGATGAACGAACGAGAACGTCGTTTACCGTCAGGGTACCAACCGAAGCATCAACCGTAATCTCTTTGGCGGCCGCGTTGATGGCGGTGACAGTGAGGTAGCTGGTGTTGCGTGGGGTTGGCACGGAAGCGCCAAGGGTTGACTGGTTCAGGATGTCGATACGCATACCAATGCTGATGTATGTGAGGTCATCGACATCAATAACCGTGAGTGCCGAGCCGGCTACGGTAACCTTTGCGAGGGTACCTGTTCCGTCACCATAAACCTGGCGGTTCATGTCCTTGGCAAGGTCAGACTTAAGACGGGTCATTTCCTCGCCCACGTAGTCCACGAAGGACTGGGGGTTGGTCTTGGCCTGGTACATAACCTGACCGGTACACTGAATGGCACCGTAGAGGCTCTTAAGCCCGGTGGTACCACGTGCGTAAACCTGCTGACCAGCTGCTGGCAGCTGCTCAAGTTCGTTACGTGCACCAATACCGTGGTTGCGACCAAAGTGCGCAACGAATGCGACTCCAGCACCACCGACGTTAGTGATGTTCTTTGCGGTGCTCTTAATGTTTGTAAGAGCGGGTGTTTCGTTATTGATTTGCTCGTTTACACCATCGGAATAAATCTGCTTGAGAATAGCAGTACCAATAGCAAGCGATACGCCATCAGCCATTTGTTTGTCCTTTTCTGTAGGCTATGTTTTGGTTATTTGGGTAGCCGTAAGGACGGCCTCTAATAAGAGATTATCAGAGACTTACTAAATAAACATAATTAAATGAGCGTTTGCGTGTCAATATTTGGTGGATTTGGTGTCCGCACCCATTTTCATTGCAAGGTTTACGGCATCTGTTTTCTTTTTTTCGGGGGTGTCGTAGTTAATAAGCTCTTCAGCAATTGTAACAAAACGGCAACGACCGCCCGCCTCAACCTTGTCAACAATAATTGCACAGTCCTTACCGCCAGCATAAAACGAACAATTACCGCATTTAATGCCTTTGTCTTTGTCCTCGTTTTTTGCTGGCGGTTCGTACTGTACGTACACTCCAGGTGAAACACCAAACTTGCCGTGTTCTTCCACGACCTTCATTGTTGCGTCATGGAAAGCTTTTTCCTGAACGCTAAGTTTTTCGTAAGTTGGCATTGTTCTTATTTCTTTGGCTTAGGGTATTTTGGTCCCATTCTACATCCCCCCCCCACCGGCTCCTAGACGCATCGCCAATTGCAATGCTGCTTCCCT